GTTCTTTACCCTGCTTTCTTGATCCTCCAACCACACTCCCAATCTTTTCATCTCCTGCTCCGTATACGAGGGCATAGATGAAAGTCTTTGCTGTATCTCGTGATTCAAGTCCTGCAAGTTTTTGATTAGTTGTATGTATGTCTCCATTGACCACTTCATGTATGTACTCCTGATCGTTCATATAATGTGCTAACATTCTAAGTTCTAGTCCTGAAGCATCAACCCCAAGCAGAACATTACCCTCGTCTACAGTCCAACAAGCTCTACACTCTTTACCAAATGGACTGTATACTGCTGGTATCTGAGCCATGTTAGGATGATTGTGAGACATACGACCAGTAATAGTTCCGTTAGGAATGACTGAACCATGTACTCTACCATCATCTTCTAGTGCATCCAACCAAGATTGTATCTGAGCTATACGCTTTTGATACAGTAGGAAGTCAGCTATTAGTTTGGCTTCATGTATGTGGGTAATCTTTTTAAGTGTACCCTCGTCTACAATCGGCTGACCTGTAGGTGTAAAACGTTTAGGTTTCCAACCTACCTCAACAAGATACTCACCAATCTGTTTACGACTACCTAAGTTAAACTCTTTAAGTTCTTGTCGCATAAATGGTTTGTAGTTTTTTGTAGCTATACAGTTATCATATTCTTCAGGTCGTAATCCTGACTTAGATAACTCACCATCTTTTTTAAACTTAGGTACAATCAGTTTTACATCAACCATTCTAGGTTTGAATGTTCGTTGAACTTCTTCAACTACTTCATTCATTTTAGTTTTAAGTTTGGCAAGTAAAGTTGTAGCCTGTCGTTCATCAAACTTGAACCCGTTGTTTTCTTGGTCAGACATTATCCGAGCAACCCTGTGTTCAAGATCAATTGATTGTTGACTAAACCCTACTTGTTCTTGAAGCAATGCATAGTAAACTAATTCATTTAATTTAACATCATTGACACAATACTCTAGCATCTGTGGTGTATACTCATCAAAGTCTAAAGGTTGTTCTTGCTTTGCAAAGTTGACACGATAACCCCATGTCTTTAAACTGTGTCCGTTTTCTCGGATAGGTTTAAACAACCTAGACATAACAAGAGTATCTTCAATGTTTTTGTGATATAAATCTACACCAGTTAGTTTCTTAATAACATCTAGATCAAAGCGTAAAATGTTGTGTCCGATTAATGTACCGGCATTACTAAGAAATGCTATACCTTCTGCAAGTCTGTCGGGTGTAAACTCATGCACTTCCCCACCAACTTCTTTGGCTACAATACAATGTAGCTTAGTTGGTTTGAGACCATCACATTCTATATCAAATATAATTTTAGAATTCTGTGTTGTCAAATGTTTCCTCCTCTGATAACTCAAAGAGTCTACCAGTTTCGTTGTTGTAACGTAAGCTACAGGCTAATCCAGTATCACCTGTGTATCTTGATTTAAGTACACGTACCTTCGTAGTGTTAGCTTCGTCTTGATTCTCTGCTTGTTGATTACGTTCTAATGCAATCACACAATCAGATAGTTGTGCTATACCTGCTGAACCTTTGAGGTGTGACAAAGATACTTCAATCCCTTGCTCATGTCCTTTATCACCTGATGCTCTACGTAAATGAGATACCAGTATCATACCTACACCTGTTTCTTCAACAAGACTACGTAATCTGTTCATTAAACAGTCAATACCTCTACGTTCATCACCTTCACCCATGACATTGACTAGCATGTGTAAATGATCTACAACCACCCACTTACATTCACAGCCTACAATAATATATCTAAGCTTAGAAAATACTTCATCAATATCTGTGACCCCAAGATGGGCATGGATAAACACACGACCTTTAGGTATGACTTTATCAAACAGATTAGTTAGTTGTTCTTCAGTGTATTGCTCTCGTCTTTCGTTAAGATATACTCGATCATTAGCTTCAATGGATATAATACCATCAGCAGTTCGTAACCAGTTTTCTTCAAGAGCTACAATACCTACGTTGTCTTCAGTGTTCTTGATCAGCCAATGTTCTAGCTCACGAGTAACACTAGACTTTCCTAGTCCTGTCCCACCTGTAAGAGTTACAAGCTCACCTTTACGCATACCATATAGTTTCTTGTTGAGACCTTCCCAAGGATAGGCAATACTTTCCTTAGTCTCTCTATGTAACCACTCAGATTTTTGAGTGGATAAATCTATAATACCTGATGGAGTATATGTCCTAGCTTCCCACCATGCAGACATGAATGCTTGAAACTTTTTCTGTCGAAGCATGTCGTTAGCATCTTTACATCCTGTAGGCAGTGAAACTATTTTAGCTTTACCGGGTTTTAATATACGAGCAACTTTCATTGCTGCTTCCTGACCTGCCTTGTCGTTATCAAAACATATTACTACATTTTCAAACGACTCAACAAACTCAATGCTTTCTCGGATATCTTTAACAGCACCCGATGCACCACGCTTCAACGAAACACATGCCCACTTTGACTGCATCAATTCATAAGCAGCCATGGCATCACATTCACCTTCAACGATTGTTAAGTATTTACCACCTGTATTTCTAAACAGTTGTTCACCAAACAAACCAGTGCCTTCATAAGTTCCTGCAAATGCAAAGTTCTTATTGTCAACAAACCTAGTTTTAGTTCCCACTACTTCGTTACCATTGAAGAATGGATAAATGTGTTGAGCAACTTTATTGTCTGCACTTACGACACGTCTTACGCCATACTTTTTAGCTGTCTCTTCAGAAATACATCTGTCTGTAAGAGGACCAAAGCTACCGTTGTATGTGTTTAAAAACGTATTACTAACTTTAGGTTTAGTATTTGTGTCCATAATTTTACCATCACAAGCATCAATATAATTAGGAAAGTGTGTCTCACAGCTAAAGCAATGAGCAGACTTATCCTCGTTCATAGACACAGGGTCAGACCCACCACATGATGGGCATGGTAGTTTGTGTCGTACAAATTTACTTTGTTCTTGCATTCTATCTCCTTTAGAAAAGTGGCTAGGCTTTTACACCTAGCCGAGTTATTTATTTTGAAGATTCTTCGTCAGTCTCTTCGGCTGGTTCGACTATAGCTTCGTCTCTACCTTTGAGTAACTCTTCTAAGTTAGCTCTGTGGGTACGACTAGCAAAGTCTAAGGCTTCAATAACTACCTGTAACGTACCAACCTTTTGTACAATAACAGTTGACTCTTGCTTTACAGCATCATCACTAATTTTATTGACATCAAAGTTAGTAGTACCATCGTCATTGTTAATAGTAATAATCATTAGAATTCTTCTCCATCAGATAAGAACTCATCACCATCACCATTCTTGTAAGGCACAAGATCGGTAATCATTACTGCCTGTAAATCTAATCCTTGATAAGGACCAAACTTACCTTCGCCACTGTATTCGTTGTACTGGACTTTAATCTTCGATCCATTACCAACAGCAGTTGTGACTTCCTGCTTATCATTATTCATCAAACGAGGTGCAGGTCTAACCATTCCGTTAGGACCATTTACTTTTCGTTTGATAATTAAAGCCGGACCTTCATCCATCTGCTTTATTTTGTGCCCACGAGATGCAAAGTCATTTGCAGTCTCATCATCAACTACTAAGTTGACTGTGTACACGGGTTCAAATGTCGTATTAGGGGTAGTTATACTTGCCCAATACGCAGTTCCTTCTAATATTGCCATATGCGTTTCCTCCTTTATAGCGTTGTTGTGAAGTTGGAAGGGTTGTGAGTAGCTACCCTAGAAGCTACAGCATTAGCTGCACCAAACCATCTGTTCAATTGGAGATAGAGGGCTTGATATGTTTGGTTACTCATTGTGATACGAAGTATAACAGAATTAGTCTCTAATGTCAAGCAAAATATCTTCCATTGTTATAACAGGGTTTTCAAATAAAGTGACCAGGAATTTTTCTCCATCTTTTTTCACTTCGTAAGTAGCCTTGTTATCATAAAAAGATTCATAGTTAGCTGACACATAAGCTTCAAACCTTCTGAGTTCATCTCTGTCAAAGATAGCTGTCTCGCCTTCAGCCATCATCCTTTCGTATATATAATTCATGCAACCTCCTGTGTTGTCCACCAAGTAGGCTTAGTTCTATTGCGTTCCCATTTGGCATAGTGTTTTTCGTTAATGCAGTAATCACGATAAGCAATGATAGCATCCTCATTCTTATACTCCTCAGGCATAGCCTGTGCTAGTGGTGTCAGACTTGTATGTGTAATGTTGTCAGGCATCTTACTCAATGGTTCTTCTAGCTTGACCACACTTGCATGTTTCCTACCATACCTATACTCATACTCCAAGCCTAGTGCTAGGAAATGTCGATACAACCATGAGTAATTATAACTAGATTCTCTAGCCCATATAGTACATGGGTGATTCTTGTAGGCTTCTTTGTATAAACCATTAGCATCTGCATACTCATCACCATCTAAAACTCTATGTGCTGTGCATAACAGCTGTGCTGTTTCAAGTGGCATCTTGACTAGCATCTTATCAGGCTGTGCTTCTGCTGATATGGTAGGACATTCATCAAAATAAAATATGTTCATGCATTACTCCTTTCTTTATATGCATCAAGTATAAAACTTTTACATGTTAATTCTAATCTCATTTCTTCTTGCAACACATTGGTTGCTGATAAGGTTAATAGTATAACAGATATCACCCCAAGATACAAGAAATGTAGTAATAAATTTTTCACTCACTTTCCTCAATTTCAAATGCTTCGTTAAGATGATACAGTAAGTCTGCTATGGCATGTACCTCTTGGATATCTATACCACCATACTCAAATAAACTATTAGTACCTTGTTTAGCTTTACGATAGTTCTTTTTAATCCATTCCAAATGTCTTGATGGAATTTTAATTGTTATTTGTTTCTCGTTCATTTACCTTGCCCTCGATATTTTTTTAAGTTGGCTTTCTTACTTTTGTTCATGGTAGCAGTGCCAACGTTACTTCTACCTTGACTTGTCTTCTTACCTCTGCCTGTTGTTGCAGGTGTATGTGTACTCTTAGTCCATGTCTTTGCCATACGGATACTCCTCTACTGTTGCTTTGCGTTTGTCTCTGTACTCTGTAACCCTTCGACCATCTGCATAGTCAACTGTTTGTTTATACCATAACCCATCTTTGTATCTGGTGTCAATACCTACAACTCGTTTGGCTTGTTTTTCTAATTCAAGTATCTGTCTCTGCTGTTCAACTGCATCACTGTGTTGTGTCATTTTGCTCCCTCGATTTTTTAAGTTCCATTAACTCATCCCACTTATAAAACTCTTTGGTATCTGCATCCCAAAAGTTTCCACGGTGTTCTTGTGGTGGTATGAATGGTTCTATTTTATCTTCACCCACCAAGTACATGTACAAGGTAGTCATTGATAACAACAAAACCATACCTACTACGACTAACATAAATTCCATCAATGAAACCTCCTAAGTTCTTGCATAATATCACCTTCGTTATTTATTAAATCTCTTAACTCTCTCAAACTTGCAAGGTTTTCATTGTTAAAAGACCATTTCTTTTTGTCTGTTTGTCTAGTAATTTTATATACAGCTTCGACATCTTTAAAACTTATCATGCTATCTAATGCTTCTACAGGAGAAGCACTGAAAGTTTTAAGCTGTTCTCTTTTACCAGCAAACAAAACATCTACTAAATATTCTTCCACTAACTTCTCCTATCTAAATGTTTTTGTTTTTGTGCATTGATGTCTGCTAATTCTTTATATGTTGTTATGTGTGGATTAGCTTTTAATATTTTTATAATCCATTTGTCAGACATAAAAGATAAATGTGTTTGTCTATTACCTATCACATGAGTTTGATCAGGTATAAGTTCATCCACATTATCCACAGTAATTACCTTGCCTTGATCTTCAGGCAATATGGATTGAAGCCACTCAACCTGTAAAGGTTTGATAAGCTTACGAAGTTTCTTTAATTGTTTACTGTTCATTGCCAAGCCTTGAACTCCATGTATGGTTCTTCTCTGTGTCCTTCAGGTAAAAACTCTACCATATTTTTAATCCTTTTTAATTCCCAGTTTGTTCCTGTTGTTTCTCCTTCATCATCGTGAGAACATAGTAAACCTTTACCTGCAAAAGGATTGTAGATACCTGTTCCTAATAATCTAAAGTATCTTTGATTATCCTTCAACAATCCTTCATCATCTATATATAGGTCTTCATCTGATGTAAGACTAACACAATCAAATGTTCTACACTCAATGAGATCATAGATTTCTCTAAAGTCCCCACCATATACTGCTTCTTTAACTGTCTCGTCAAATGGATTTATTAAAATTACTCGCACTTTTTATCTCCTTAAATTTAACTCCAAGCAGTTTGTGTATCCTGTCCTCAAACAAGCTGACTTGATCTATCACTGCTTCTTGTTCTTTTGTTGTCATGGTTTCCCAATCATCTATAAAGTCTAATGGATTATGTTTTAACCCATCAAACACCTTCATCAAATAATCTGATATGGTGTGTTTAGCTTTTACCTTTGCTGACACCTTAATCTTTTTGTATTGTATCATAAAAATTTTCCTTAGTCAATAGAAACATACTTAAAAGGTTTAACAGACTCCATGTTTTCTAAAAAGAATTGTCTGTAATCCCCATCATTATTAATACAACCACCCACTAAAATTTCATCATCATGGTTGTATTTAATATCTGATACAGTCAACAGCATTCGTTGTTCATACTCACCTGTTTCAATCTTGTGGTACTTAAACATTAAGCCATAGCCATTAAAGAATGCTTTGGATATTGCTTTTTCTACTATTACAGCAGCTTTTTTATAGTCATAGTTTTCATTCATTGGTTAGTTCCTCTAGTTTATCTTGTAGTTCTTGGATAGTATCTTGTAAATCTTCTACAGTTCCTCTAAGCTCAACAACCTCATTGTTTAAATCTATGATATCGTCTTGTGCATTATCAATACAAGACTCTACATCTTCTTGTCTAAAGGTTAAGTCTCCAATCCTATCATGTATTTTATCATCTAGGCTTTCGATACCATCATAAAGTTCCTCGAACTTTCTATCCAATTCAACTTCAGCTATCTCTGCATCAGTTGCTTGTAAGTATTTATTTATTGGTTTTGGTTTTTCTGCATACATTATATTGCCCTCGCATTTATTAAATCAATTACAAAGCCTGAAGTATCCTTCTTGGCTTCACCTTTTTCAATCAGTCCTACCACCACTTGAGTTTCATCTAAGAATCTCATGTCATGTTTGTCCCCATCAATTACTTTCAAACCTTTAAACATTTTAGGTAGAGCATCACGAAAGACTACTGC